CAACATGGAATTTATATTCAGATTGATTCTATAGGATTTCTATGTAGGTCAGATTTTCCCACGAGATTAAAAATAAAATTCAAGGCTCTTTTCTGTCTTTTGTTCCGATTTCGTGACCCAAAAGTTGGTCACGTGACCCAAAATATAAAATTTTTAAGACTTTTTAAGACTTTTTATGAAATTGTGGAAACCGCATAAACTCGGCTTTTCCGCATGATTACTGACGTTATGAAACTCTCCTGCTATAATAGAACATAGATTGATGAAAAAGTTCAAGAAATGCCTTATTTAAGCCATTTGCAGGACTTCATTTTTGGGTCATGACCCATACGTGACCCAACGATCAAATTTTTGCATTTCTTTTTCGAGTGTTTCATCCGTCACATGGACATACAAATCCATCGTCATGCTCAAGGTTGAATGACCCAATATTTTCTGTAAAGTCTTAGGTTTCATTCCGGCTTCTATGCACCTTGTAGCGAACGTATGTCTCAGCCCATGAGCCGATATTCTCTCAATTTCCATAGAATTGCATACATTCCAAAGTGATTTAGTCATGTTATAGCGTGTCGTTCTCTCAGGATTGAAGAATATATAATCCATCCTTGTGACTTTCCTGCCTTTAAGTATGGCATATGCCTTACTTGTAAGCGGTATAGTCCTGTTTCCGGCTTTCGTCTTTGGTGTAGTTTCTATATACCTGTGTTCTTCTCTCACAAAGAACATTGACCGTGATATGACTATCTTATTGTCTTGCACATCCGACCATTTCAGCCCTAGAAGCTCGCCTATCCTCAGTCCTGTCTCAAGAATAAACATGCACTCGTCACGGTATTTGAATTTATGCTTATTGATATGCTCAATGAAATCCTGCTGTTCTTTAGCTGTGAACACTCGCCGTTCGTTTTTTTCATTACCTACCTTGATTTTCCTTACGGGTGAGTGTTCCAACAATTCATTGTCCACGGCAGAATTGAAAATCTGTTGCATACATATCAGCGTATGTTTAACCGTGCTTTTCTTGTGATGTTTAAGCTCCTGATTGAGAATGACCTGACAATCAATAGGTTTGATCTCGTCTAATTTCATATTGCCTAGCTTTGGCTTTATCCTATTGGTGTAGATATCCCTGTAGGTCTCATACGTGCCATATTTCACAGCAGGGCGTTTGATTTCATCTATCCAATAACCATACCATTCATTCAGGCTCATACTCGGAAAAAACTTTTTCTCTGCACTTGCCATCTGTCTCTCAGCTACCCATATACGGGCTTCCTGTACAGTATCGAAAGTCTGACCTATCCTTTTCCCTAGACAATACACCCTTGCATGATACTTCTTTGACGGGAGTTGATATATTCCCTCGCCTATCTCCTTTCCCTTTAAGTCTTTACCCATATTTACCCCTTTCTTTGCGAAAAGAGCCTTGAAACGGAATAATACCATATCAAAGCTCTTTGTTTCAAATCACTTTACTGTTTTTAAGGTATTTCTCGAAAGCTTCTCTTTTTATCAGCCTTTTCTTTCCGCTCCAAAGAACAAAAGGACATACAGGTGAGTTTGTCATATCGTACAGTTTATTTTGACCTATATTTGAATACTCTGCCGCTTCCTCTATCGTCAATGTCACCTTTTCCCATATCGGTATCATTTTCACCCTCCGGCTTGTAGAAACTGCATTTCCTGTATCTGCATATCAAGTCTGTCAAAGCTTCGCACCTTATCCTCTTGTCATTGTAAAACCTGCAATCTTCCAATGTGTCAAACATTATTTTGTTTATTCTCGCTTTCCGACCGTTCAAGCCTTTCGATAACCTCATTAAGTGTTTCGTGCCAATTGGTGTGACTTTTGCCGTATCGTGACAGATAGCCCTGTATCTCAATGATAGTCAATATCAGTTCTTTGTTAGTCGCTTCTTCTCGTCTTGGAAAATTCATTCCTTTACTCCTCGCTTTCTTCCTTGTACTTGTCCATCACATCAAGCACTTTACTAATAGGAACTAAATCTGTAATAGACCAATCGAGATTGTGATACGTTGGTGTCATTCCCTTTACCTCGGCTCTTATCCTGTCAAGAATAGACTGTTGATCTAATGCCTTAAATGCCATTTTGTAGGCTTCTGAAATTCCTGCATAGTCAAGACTATAGTCAAGAAGTTTCTGCCATTCATTGTACAGTTTTTCTTTTGCTTCAAGATTAGTCATTCCATAATCTCCTTTTTCTTGTTGAAAACCTGCAATCTTCAAGTGTATCAAGCATCACCTGCTCCTAATATCTCAACGATCTTTACTGCCTTATCATATGTCACACTATCTTCTGTGACCTCTCGGCATAGAATTACTGCCTTGATTTTTACCCGATGTTCTTTAATCTCTTTTGCTTTTTCCTCGGTCAACGGCTCTATGTGAGTTCTGTGCCATGTTTCACCTCTCCATCCTGTTTTTTCGTATTGCAATTTGCAATTTCCAAAATCCACAGTTATATCCCTTCGTTTAGGAGTTATTTTTATGATAGTTCCAATCGAATATCCATCTGCGACCTTATCTCCTACGTTAAATTCATGCATCTTTCACCTCCACCATAGCTTCTCTTTCAAGTTTCTTTTTTAGATAGTATCGCCGTTTTGTAGCTTTGCCCTTCTCGGACTGAGCATATCTTCTCCGGCGTTCCTTACCCTTCTCGGACTGATTGTATTCCTTTAGCTTTGCCTTGCCTTTTTCGGATTCGTAGTATTTTTTGATTGCGGCTCTATCTTTTTCTATCTGTTCGGGAGTTTTTTTGACTTTTGGCTTTACCTTTTCAGGTATGCAGTCAGGATTATCCATGCTTCTCAACCCGTTCGTGAGCCGCCACTGTCTCTTAATATCTTCCAGTGAAGCTGTGCAATCTTCGTATGGACAGTGAAAACAATCAGGATTATCAAAATCACACATCTTTACCTCCCCATATACCAAAGATGATTGCAAGTATCGTAATCGGTATCATCACGATTATGTATATGATTACCGTTATTTTGATGTACCACATTTATCTTTCCTCGAGTCAACAAGCTCAAGGGCCTTATCCAGATACCATTTTGCCTTCCTGATATCTTCAAGACCATTTTTATTCACGTGACGATATATGTACTTGAAAGAATTGCAAATGCAAAAGTTTATTACAGCATCAACACCCTGTGTCGCCAGCATAACATCGATGCACTCTATATCGCCGATTTTATAATGGTCTGGATGATTAACCGCATCGGTCATATTTTTTATCCTCACTTTCTCTATCCTCGCTTTCTGACTCGTATGGTTCGGGTAAAGGCATCCATGCTAACGGTTCATCAACATATCCACCCATTGATGAATACCAATTATTGGTATACTCGCTATGTGATGCCATTTTAACTCTTTGTAATACCTTACAATTTGGAAAATGTTGCGTAATATTGTATGGGGATTTATCAGGCATACATACAAGCACTAGTCCATCCGACTCTTTAGGCAATCTCTCACTAACAGGAATCCAAGGCGAATATTCAATATCATAAATTTCGCCCTCTGCCATAAGTGCCTCAATGCTTTCCAAACAACCATTTTTAAACATTTCCGCTGTTATCTCGGGTATAAATAATCCTTTCATTCCTTATCGCTCCTTTCCCTAAAAAGTTTCTTAACTCTTTCCTTTATAGCGTTCGCCTTGCTGTCAAGTTTTAACAAGCAGATAGGGCAAATCCAAAAGCTATGTTCGTGTGCTTGTAAGTTCTTACAAATCTTGCCTTTACGTCTTGCACTCTCATAGTTCCTTGTCACATACTCAAACTCTATCTTTGCCCCTGTTCCGTGACAGATTGAGCATACGCAATTATCTTGTTCAAGCCACCTAAATCTAAAATCGTTGCCTGCTCGCTTGTATTCCCATCCGTGTATTTCTCCCTGCTCTGTCATTCCTTTTCCTCCCTTTTTCTGCATATACGCATCTTTTATCGGGCATCCCCATATCGGCAAGCCTTTGTCCATAATGTCGAGTGCATGACCACTGATTGCGCAAAACCGCATCTTCGGTCTTTCCTCGTTCACATTGTCAACGAAATATCTGCAATCCTCACACTTTATTTTGCTAATGTCTGGAATATCTGGTTTTCTGTCTGTCATCCCTTGTCCTCACTTTCTGCCTGTATTCTTGCATCGACTCTCCTTATTTGCCGTCTGAACGATATGGCATCTGCTATGTCTGCGATATTCTGCGATACCCTTAATCTTAAATCTTCATCATTAGTCCAAAACTCGATTGTTCCATCCGATTTTTCAACAAGCATATAGTCTGTCATTCCTTACCTCTCCTTTCCTGTGGCTCAACCATCCTTGCACCACAACTAGGGCAAAAATCAAACTGCTCAATACTGTAAATACCCCACCTTGCGTGACATATTGAACACTCTTTTAATTTCGTAAACTCTGTATCTATCCACCGCCCTGTCTTTGGCTCTTGCTTTAACAATCGCTTATAGTCTTTAAGCCATTCTGCAAGTTGTCTAAAGTCCAAACACCCTTGCAGATTCCCGTGTGTGCGTTCATACTCGGCATTGCTTGTGTACCTCTTGATTGCTTTATCAAGTGTCATTCTTCTACCTCACTTTCCTGTGGCTCAACTTGCACGAAAAGGACATTTGCCTTGTTCCCTTTCCTCGCAATAGTTATATATTAAATCTTCTACCCATTGTGCAAACTCTGCATTATCCCGTGTTGTCATTAAATGGTTATCCAACTTAATCAATATATCTACTGCTTCATGCAATAAATTTTCTTTTTCCTGTCGTGTCATACATCCTCCTTTTCTGCCAAACCAAATTTTTTAGCACAAACGCACTCTGACGATGGACATATCTTTCTATAGTGAAATTCAAGATTGCAAGTATGCCTAGAATCAATTGATTTATCAGAATATGGACAATTTCTTACATACTCTCTTATCTCTTCTTTTGTCATCCATCTACCTCACCTTTTTATAATCCAGTCATAGTCTTTGTCTCTGATCACTTCCTCTGTTGGAGATTCAGACATTTTGCAACCACATTTCGGACAAAACTTAGCATGTCCATTCCCGTAATTGTATTGATAGTCACAATGAGAACAGTACCAATCACCCTGCTCATGAAACTCTCCATATATTTTATATACCCAATGCCCTGTTTTGGGCTGTGAGTTAATGGATGGCAATTTATAAATTTCTCTAGCATAATCTTGCACTTTTGTCTTGCTCCAAAGGCAGGATATTCTCTGATTAGGACAAGGGATAGTATCGTCATTTTTATGAACAGCCTTGCACAAAGCTTGCAAAGCATCTTCTCGCCTGATAACATCCTCACATGGCTCTTGTGGTGTTACATATAAATCATTCTTAGTAGTTGATATGAAGTAATCTTTCAAATATTGAGATAATACTTCGGGCTTATAAGTTCCATAACCTACTATTTCTTCTCCATTTTCTTTGTACTTTATTCCAAAATAAGGCTTTCCCTTATATTCGGGATATGTACATAATTCTTCGGGAAGGTAAGTAACATCAATTTCCTCAAATTCTCTAACTGCTAAGTCATTCTTAGCAGTTGACTGAATACGTTTTTCTATAGCATTCATCACCTTTTTGTACATAGCATTATTAACAACACAACCACCATCACAACCTCTATCGCTCTTCATGCTATTGGTACACATGGTACATCTGATTTCTTCATCTAATCCCTCGGTATGGATTAGTGCTAAATCATTCTTAGTAGTTGGCTCTAATTCGTCTTTAATTCCGTTATCACGAATAACAGGCTCTATCTTCCCAACTGTTGTCCTGACCTCTTCACCGTCTATAAGCTTTTGACGAAGTTCTGACAGGCTGTTGAAGTTTTCGATTATTAGCATCCGTTCGCCCTCCTGTTCCATGCTTCAACAATCTCAATCCTTGCTTTTTCCCACTCAGGGTCATTCGGATCGTTGCTGTCTGCACCATTTTCAAAGTTAACACCGCACTCAGGACAAGTAATTCCCCAATAGCACCAATAAGCCATATCGGGACGTCCGTAATACTGTGGATGGTACAAAGCAAATTCAATCTTATCATTTCCACAGAACGGACAAGGTTTCAGTTCCTTTTCTATCTCTTTCGGTTCTTTGTAGAAATTCCAGTTCGCCACGTTCTTTATGTTGTTGAAATTCAAATTCATATTTTCTCCTTGACTAAATTCTTTGACTAAGCTTGACTTTCCTTGACTAAATCCCTCTGTTTCTTCTTTTCTTCCCATTCCTTTTTGCTTCTCAAATAATCATCATGGTCTTTATCTGCCTTTTCCTTGAGGTTCAGCTTGCGGATAAGAGCGTCATTCTTGCGTTTCTTGTTGGCTCTGTTCTTGCCGTGAAATTCATAATCTGAGCAAAACGGTATTCCAATGGCTATCAGGTTATCCTCTGCGTCTATTATGGCGGTTTCCATCTCTTTGAGTTCATCCCATCCGTGACCGTCATCGTCATTGTACTCATACTTGACATTGAGCCACATAACACCATACTCACCATTGATACGCAACTGATAACTGTCCGTGATAACATGAGCCGTGATCGTGCATTGATACTCTTCCAACAAAACGATTACATACAGGCTTTCGTGTTCTTCTTTTGTCTCAGCAGAGAAATCATTATCAAAGCGAATAGCCCATCCGTTACTGTGAAATACTCGCCAAAAGTAGTTGTGCATATATTCTTCAATCCCCTTGTACAGCATTAGTCCTCTGATACCATCCCCTTCACATACTCAGCGATAAACTCATCATCATGTGAATCTATGATCTTGCGGATGTTCTCAATGATCCTGACCGCTCTCATAGCTTCGAATAATGCGGCATCTGCCGCTGTGTTCCATGTGTACTTATTTTTGATTTCCTCAAGTGTCTGTACTGTGTTCATTTGTTCCCCTTTCTCCTGCTGTACTCCCTTTGCCGGACTCTCTGTATCTCCAAACATTTGATACAGAGTGTTTTGCCATCGGCAGGTTGACCGCAAGCCACGCACAATCCGTTTGCTTTCTTCTCAGCTCTCTTTTCTCGCATGTATTCCCTGTAGTATTGTCTTTTGGAGTTTTCATCTTTACCTTTCGTTCTTACCCTCATAGCCCTATCTCTTTAAGCACATCCTCTTTTGGCGTGTCCTTTAATTTCACAAAAGCTTTTATTTCCCTTGCCTTTTCCTCTAAGCTCTCTTTGGTTATCTTGATTGCTATGATGATTGCCAATGCTTCAACTATTGATACAACCATCAATGCTACAATCCACAAAAATATTACTTCGTCCATCCTTTAACCTCCCTTGCGTTCTCTATGTCCTGTTTGACCATTTCTCTTATTGAGTACATTTCAGCTATTGCTGATTTCAAATCCATATCTGTACTTGCTACCTTTTCCTGCACTTCTGTGTCGTATATCCTTTTGAGTGCTTCGGGAATTGACGAGAAGTACCTTTTAATCTCTTCTCTTGTTTTCCCTTTGTTCTGACCTTTCACATTGACCTTGGTTTCTCTCAGGATATAGCACATACTATCTGCATCTATCGCCCATTTATCGCCTATGAGTATCATTCTGAGCCTTTCTGTGCCTTTTCTCGCACGTTTTATCCCTTACCCCTATATTCCCTTGTCTAAAGTCCTAAATGCCCTTGAAAAGTCCGTCAGGGGTTCTTTTCGCTTAACACCTGATTTAACAACTCATTAGCCTTTTCTACATTTCCATCATTCATGTATTCCTGTGCTAATTCGATCAGCTCTCTTTTGGTTGGAATACCGCCATCTGCCACTATCTTTATGGCTTCCGGCACTGATATGAAATCCACTCCACCACTTGACTGCCCTTTTTCTTTTATCGCCTGTGCTATATCGTTCTTTAGATCGTTCGTAAGATAAACAATAGCTTCCGCTAGTTCGTTTCTATCCGTAAAGATTGTGTCTAAGACTAATGAGTTTAGCCTTTTGACGTATGTTTCATTTGTCATTTTGCCCCCTTATGATTATTGATTTATCTATCAATCTCTGTCTTTCCTATAAAATCAAACAAATTGAGTTGCATTATCTCAGGCTCGTGCAATTCGTATTCTTGGTTGTCACCTTTCGGATAAGGCTGTTCTTGCCACTTTACAGATAGAGTTTTATCGTAGACGAGCATGTATCGGTGTTTCCTGCTTCTCGGTCTCCATTCACCTTTTAAGCCCTTTACGCTACCTCTCCAAACGTGGCGTACCCCCCCTCAAAAAAGTCGTTCTTTGCAGGGGCTAATCCATAATATTTGAAACTTAAAGCCTGATAGATATAGCCATTGTGATATTGGCTGTCAGCATAAGAGATTATCGCTCTTACATAATGCTCTGCCCTGAGTTTCTTTATTGCCCTTGCCACAAACCAACTTGTCAAATTCTTCTCTTTGTTGTTATCATCCATAGCAAGTCGTGTTAATTCCCAAAATCCTGATTGATCTGAAAATCTTTCAAAGCCCTCAAAAGCACCTATCAGCGTTTCTATAACTGATATTCCTGCAAAGACTACCACCCCAACAAACTGATTATCAGATGTGAATAGTCCATATTCAACCTTACCTAAGAATCCGTGTCCTTGTTGTGCAAGATAGTGATGTCTTTTAAGAAAATCATCTGCTAATGATTTATTTATCTCTTGGATATAGTAATTATTTATCATTTACCCTTTATATTCTTCCAAAGCACAACGAAGTTTGGGAATTTTGAATGACCGTCAACATCAATCAGCCCTATCTTCATCATTTTCCCTCTGTTTCATTTCTTTTACCCTGTCCGAAAGAACTATCCCATTTTCTGCTAGATAAATCTCGTTCCAATTCCAACAACCGTTGGAACATTGAGCCATATATGGATATTTCTTTAGTAGCCTTGCCCTACCTAGCGGAGTTTTTACCAAAGTATGAGGTATAAGCTTCTCCGCTAGGGCTACTATGTCTCTCTTATATATCTCCATAATCAGTCGAAAGGTAGCTCCGAATCCACTTCATCCGGCACGTTCATGAAACCATCGTCAGAATTACTAAAGCCGTCATTAGCAGGTGCAGTCTGAGGTGCAGTCTGAGGTGCGTTATTCTGACTAGCGTTCTTGCTTTCGCCAAACTCAACCTCTTCACAGATTACATCCGTTGCATATACGGTCTGTCCATCTTTGTTTGTGTATGAAGAGGTCTGAATCCTGCCGGAAACATCCATCTTCATGCCCTTGTGAAAAAACTTCTGTACAAACTCGCCTGATTTTCCCATAGCGACACATCTTATGAAATCTGCTGTTGGCTGACCCTCTCTCTTGAATCTGCGATCTACCGCCAATGTGAAATGTGCTATACAGGTCTGATTTTCGCCCTGCGAATACCGAATCTCCGGGTCTTTTGTAAGTCGCCCCGTCAAAATTGCCTTGTTCATCCGTTCCTCCTATTTATTTTTCTTGTTGGTCTTACCCCACACATAGTATACATAAAGACCTACTTAAAGTCAATCTTTGTACCTGTGTAAAATTTTACGGTTCTCAAACCTCAAATCTCACATTTTTTTACATAGGTTTTGGTGAGTGCCATTAACCTCACCTTTCAGCCGCAAAGTCGGCTGTTATAAAAACATCAAGCTGATGTTTTCTTCTTTCTCTCTATGTAGTTTTCACTCATTGATATGTTTCTTGCACCGTTAAAATCCGCATTAAATCCTTTCTCATACATAGTATGGCTCTTGCAATCAGGATTAGTACAGGTAAAGGTTGCCTGTGTACTTCTGATGCCCCTCTGACCGCATACAGAACAATCTTGTGATGTATAGGCAGGATTGATATACCTTACCTCTATACCCTGTTTTTTGGCTTTATATTCTATCATCTGTTGGAGTTCATAGTATGACCAATTCCGCAAAACAAAATTGCTTCTATCTTCGGAAGAAAAGCCGGATAAATCTTCAAGATTGATGTATTTAGCGTTATGTTTCAATGCGAAGTCTATAACCTTTTTGCTGATATTATGGTTGTAGGTTTTTGCAAACTCCCTTTCATGCAGGGTTATTTTATCAAGATGAGCAAGTTTCTTTTTTCTTCCATGACCGCCTTTACAGTCTTTTAATGCTCTTGTTATCCTACGTCTTTCAGCTTGTATCTTAGTTCTCTGCCTTGTAAATTCATCATAAGAGCCGATGCTTTCACGAACATACATATTATTGTTCAATGCACAAACCGCAGGTACAGCAAGCCCCAAATCCACACCTACACATACATTTTCATCAAGTTTATGGTACGTGACGGGTATTTGTAATGACAGATTAAGAATTATCTTCTTGCCTGTTCTCTTATCAAAGCCTATGCTACTATCACATATCTTGTATTCGCCGCTAAACGCTTTTATCAATACGCTTCGGAGTTCTGCTGATTTATGTGGATTTCCTAACACTAGATCAAAAACTATTCCATTAGCAAATCTTATGTGAATATTTGGCTTATTATCTTTTTCTAATGCTTCTACTAAATCCATAGGACTATCATAGTCATGATACAAGCCGTTTTGTATTAGATAACCGCTACTCTGTTTTTTTGTTCCTCTAATATTCACAAAATTGTTCTGAACCATTAAAGGCATATCTTTTTTGAAAGTAGGTAGTGAAGTTCTGCCATACATCAATCCATCTTTGCAAGCCTTATCAAGTTTCTGCTTGCATACTCTTGGTATATTTCCTGCTATCGGCAACCCTATAGGATATTTTTCCATATCTATAATATCTTTATATGCACTACCTAATTTTGAATCAGGTGTATGCCTATATTTATGGCTAATTTCTTTTATTTCTTCTTTTGATGCCTTACGCAATTTAGCCGCATATAAAGCAGAAATGCACATATTCATCATATAAGATTGTACTTCCATACCGTCACGGAGATATTTATAAACACGATCTACTTCTGCTTTATCTCCTTGTGGATATAGAGTTAACTTTCTTGTAATAGTTATTGTTTTTTCTGACATATTATCCTCGCTTCTGCGACTTTGTAATTTCACAAGTCTGTCAAGGTGGATAAATCCAACAGCAGACAAAATACTAGGTTCGATACCCCTGTAGATTTACAAGCCTGTCAAGATACGCTGAGTATTTAAGGCATTGACCTATAGTTCGATACCCATGTAAATTTACAATCCTATTAAGGTTCAAGGGCTTTAGTGAGTGTCGCAACCTCACTTTTCGGCTATCGAATTAGCCGTATTCAATTTTATGTCATTATAGCATAACTGTTATGCCGTTGTAAAGTATTGTTTGACTTTATGTTATATCAATGTTATTCTATCCTAAAAGGGATAAAATTATGGATAAAGACAAAGTACGCACAAGCATTGTTATCAGTAAAGACCTCAAAGCTAAAGTTGAGGAAATAGCCAAAAACGAAAACCGCAGTTTTGCTAATATGGTGAATACTGCTTTAATTAAATTTGTCAAAGAATATCCAAATAACTAACATTTTTCCTTGTATTCAGGCGGTATATATTTCTCACCTGTTATCTCTGCTAAACATCTGTTCCAACCAACACATACGCCGTTTGCATAGTGCTCAAAGTCATAATCGTTTGCTACTTCGGCATCCGGCAGAACTACTAACGGACAATCGCTTAATATCGCTCGGTTTGGATAGAAATCTTTTTCTGCTGTAAATGATGTTTCCGTTATCTCACAAGCCTTATCATCTGCCTGTAAAGGACAGTCTATACAGTTTGTCGGTGTTTCAATTACTAATATTGATTTCATATTACCCCCTTATTGAACATCTTATCCTGCAAGTTTCCGCTACAATTTCTTTGGTGAAACAATCCATTTCTAAACCAACGTATCTATCTTCCCCCTCGAAGATTATTCTCTTACCCGTCTGATAAGCCTTTAGCAGTTCCATCCTTGCACCTTTGGATTTTTCCCATCCGTTCATCATGTATATGGCATCAGCCATGTCTAACAGGACAAACGACAACCTCATGTAATCGTCATAGTCCGTATCTTCGGGTAACTGAGCATTTATCTTAGCCGGATTTATCACCGTATCGCCTATCTTAGTCAGTAATGTTTCTGTTTTGGCAAATCTTTCCAAATAATCTGGAACGTTTGTAATACCCCCACTCAAATAAATTAGCATTTATATTTTTCTCCTTTCATAAATTTATACTCCCTGTCATTTTGTCGATTATATAATCCCCCATAATATCTCCCATACTAATCTGATTAACTCTGCTACGATTAAAACGATTATGATATCCATATATGACCAAGTTATCCGTGGGGTATTGAGTATAGCCAATATGCGCTTTATATGTTTCATAAATTCATACTCCCTGTCATATTATCAAAATCAATCCTGTTTAATTCGTCTTTAAGCCGTTTGAGAAGTGATACGAAACCATCCCCGTATCTCGTTTTAATGCCATTGTTTCTTGCTTTATTCAACTCTCCTTTTATTGCTCCTAACTCTGCTTTCAAATCTCTTATTTCTAATTCGTAATCCGCTCTTGATTTTTTCGCAATTTTGCCTATTCTCTTGTATTTCTTCGTCAGATATTTTATATCCTGTGGGCTATCATCAAACGTTGCATATTCATCTTCTGAAAAGGGGCAGAACCATTTTAAGAGTTTATCGTATGTTTTCATCTCTTCTTTTAATTCATCTACGACTTTTTCAGACACATATGTTTGTCCGTTTATTTCTATTTTGTTCATAAATTCATACTCCCTGTCATATTGTCGAATTGGTTATAAACTCCTGCATCATCATAATCACCGAATGATATCTGCCCGTCTATCTGCTTTCCGTGATATATCTTGTGGGGTTGATATTTTCTGCCTGTCTCCACATCACCCAACTCAGACAAGGCGAAATCTTTGCATGTATTAGTGTGTTTGATATAGTTTTCCGTCAATTCCTTTTCCAATGCGGAACACCATAATCCATTGCCGGACACACAAAATGCACAGTATCGGCAATATTGCCTACTCATATCTTGCCCTCTACATCAAGCGCAACAGCCACATCTGTTAAAAATTCGTCAGGGATATACAAACCATTCTGAACACACACGGCATATTCTACTTTGGCTATTGACGTTATATCCGCTCCCTGCAATTCCATAGTCCGTCTTAATTCCTTGCAGAGATTAGCCACAGCACCAACAGGAGCAGGTTTCCTGCTTTTTCCTGTCATAACTTCTTTTTTAGACATTATCTCTGCAATTTGCTTATCCATTTTCACCATAAATCTCTTCCTCTTTTCCTCAAACCAATCTTCAAAGTCATTCCATAATTCTATCCATGTAGACGTTTCGAGTATTGCCCTTTTCACACTTCCGTATTTTCCTATACAGGCATGTTCAGCTAAATCCCCTATATGTTCGTGCATGTATTTTTCACATTTGTATCTTGTTTGCACTCTCTCAAGTCTCGATTTTTCGTCTATAAAGACATAAGGCGTAAAATCCAAAGAATAGTTTCTCGGCTCATTCTTAAAATACTCATTCATGTGCCTAACAGCTTTTTCACGATCTTGCGTTGTGTATCTCCTGTCATTCCTCAGACACACCAAAGACGGCATTTCATACACATCTACACACCAATTACGAAAATCGCTCAAACAATGGCTTTCTGACCCATACGCATGAGGAACATCCCTTCTCATGTATTTTTCTATGGCTTCTCTCGCTTGTGGGCTTAAATCAAGCGAGAGAGCCTTTTCCATGCCACTCATACTGCCAAACTTATTGGCAACACGATATAGATATATCCATCACCTTTTATCTGACACGGCTGTTTTCCACCGTTAAAGTAGATCGTAACGGTATCATCATCTATCGCCCTCAGTGCATCTATCAGGAATCTAGGATTAACACCGATTACAAGCTCTTCTCCCTCGACCTCTGCCGGGATATTCTCATTCATAGAGCCTATCTGTGTGACTATCTCTATGTTCATATCCTCGCCTATGGTCATGACTACAGGCTTGCGCTCTATTTCCTTTATGAGTAATGTAGTTCTGTCCAAACACTCTATGAGGGCTTTTCTGTCCGTTTTAAGCGTGGTCTTACTTTCATTGGATATAATTTTCGATGTGTCATAGTAAGTGCCGTTTATGAGCCTTACCGCCACGTTAGCCGTTGCGTATGAGAACATAGCCTGACTATCCGTAAAGTAGATATTCACATCACCGTCATACGGCATCTTCATTATCTCTGCGAGTGTCTTTGCCGGAATGATAGCTTTCATAGGCTCATGGTTCATACCCACTTCTCTTATGGCTATCCTGTGTCCGTCTAATGCCGTCACTTTCAGATTATCCGAAATATCAAAGCATACCCCGGTCATCATTCTGTTTGAATCATTTATAGAAGTTGAGAATATCGTCTGTCTGATAAGGTCTTTTAATTCTTCCTGTGTTAAGGTGATGAAGTTATCCCTTGCCACGTTTTCAAGGCTTGGAAACTCCGATCCATCCCTTGTGGGTATCGTAAACTTTGCCTTGCCGCACTTGATGTTAAGAACATTTTCATCTGTTTTCAGAGTTACATTACCTGTTGGCATCTTACCAACGATTGACTGAAACAGTTTAGCATCCACACATATATTTCCGTCCTCTTTGATTTCCTCTGTGTTAAGGAATATTTCCGCTCCCATTTCTGTATCTGTTGCGGTAAGTCTTACTTCTCCGTCTGATACTGTAAGCATGAGACATTCAAGGATAGGCATAGTCGTTTTGTTTGCCACAAAATGATTAGCCGTAGTTACTGCTCTGTTAAGTTCCTCGTTTGATACATTAAATTCCATTTTTATCCTCCTATACTCTTTTTACCTCTATATGCACCCCATTTACAGTTACATAATCGCCCTTTTCAGCGTGATTAAGATATTCTTCAAATGCTTTCATATCCATTTTTTCATCTATGTAACGATGCTTTGTACATCCTTTGCTTAAATATTTGCATTGCAAATCTTCTATGCAAGCCAACGAGAAGAGCATTGAAAAATTTTCTACATCTTCATCATCTGATTGTGATATTGCATCAAATTCATGGCATATATCACTCCACCATGCCGATACCCTATCTAATTCCTTTTCATCTGTTGGCTCAGATTTGTTCGGCAATTCTCTCAACTTTGCTTTGTATAGCTGAAAGATCGTATTTAAGCTTCCTGCACTCTTTTGTAAGTAATCTGCTGTCATATCACACCTCAATACTGCTTATATAGTCGTTAATCGTCATCTGTTTATCTTCATCATCAAGGCTTTCCAAATTCATTACCGCCTGATTGAAATATTCCTTTTTAAGTTCTATGCCTATTCCTTTACGACCCATTTTGACCGCCTGATAGACTTCCGAACCAATACCCATAAATGGAGTAAATACCGTATCACCCTCGTTTGAATACAACTTGATGCACCTTGCTATTACGGGTAATTGTAGAGGACAAATATGGCGTTCGCTTTCTTCGTCTGTGAACAGTTTGTTGAGTGTGTCTGATTGGTTTATATCCCACCAAACAGGACTTGCATACTCTCTCCATACAGGACTTGCGTAATCCTGCCATAAGGTAACAGGGAATGTTTCATCCGTATGCTCTATTGGATTCTCGTTCTCTCCATCTTTACGCATGAAGATAATGTAATCAGGCAATCCCATTCTTGTTCTTGCACTATCTTTCTTTATCTGCTTATGGAGTAACCCAAGAGCCTTTGTTCTCTGCATTTCTACTACAGGGTCTTTCCATATTGTGACCTCACCATGATAGATAAATCCGCATTTCTGAAAGAGCCTTATCAGATCACCCCTGAAATCCTTTAATCCAATATATCCGTCACGTTCCTTCATAGCAGGTATCTGCATACAGTGAACCGCCATTACTCGACCCCCCCTCAATATTCTGTAGAGTTCCTTGGCGATAAATTCAAAATGAGTGAAAAATTCCTCATCATTACGGCTATTGCCTAAATCCCTATCGGAATTGGAATAAACAAATAAGTTCGCAAACGGAGGACTATACACCTCCAATCCAATAGAATTGTCAGGAATATTTTTTATCAATTCTGTTGTATCTCCGCAGTAAACAGCATACCTTTCTGTTATCTTTTCTAATTCTTCATTCATTTTTACTGTCTCCTTTCAACCATGTAGGTAGTTCCCCTTCTTTCAACATAAACTTTAATTCAGTATTTTTCTTACTGTGAACGAAATGGTGACAATCGGGGCATAAAAGTACAAGTGCATCAGGGTTAGTTCTTAGATGTTTGTATTCAGCAAACGGATATATGTGATGTATATGAAATTTATGTTCTCTATCATCATCTTGATGTTTACCGCATAATTGACAAGTCGCATTATCTCTTTTCCATACTTTCTTTACGGCTTCTCTCCATTCAGGACTACTATATATAGCTTGTCTTTCAGGCGTTACGCCACCTTTCCATGCAGGTGAATGTACTCCCTCTTGTTTGAGCCAATGTTTACCATTTACAAGATACGGAACACGACCATCTTTTAATCGTGCCTGTCGGATTTTTTCTTTAGTTTCTTCCGACAATTTACGATTAGGAAATTTAGTTCCTTTCTTTATCCAAACATCAGGATTGCCATATCCTCGCTTTCTCGTTTCTATTCCATAGTCACGTAACCATTCCCATACACGTTTAGAATCTCGATCTATCTCTTTTGCTATATCATTAGCTGTTCGTCCTTTGGTTATGTATTGTTCATAGAGCCATTCTTTTGTGTAACCCAAATCCTCACGTTGTTTTCTTTGCCAGTTGCCTTTACAGGTTCTATCGCAAAAATGATTTTTTATCTCTTTGCCTTGCGGATTTTTAACCCACCTGATAACAGTTTTTCCACACCACGCACAATTAAATTCTTGTTTTGGCATCACGCACCTCTATATATCCATGTAGGAAGTGTTATTTTATCGTTTCGATCGTAATCCGTTGTTATCCTTGTGGTATGCTGTATTTCAGCCAATGTGACTTCTTTCATGAGTGCGGTCATTTGTGATTGCATTTCAACCATTTGTGCTTCTTTCTTCTCTATGTTTTTGAGAATACTGATTTCCTTTTCTGAAAGAATGATATATACATTGACTTCATGTTCCTGTCCAAATCTCCAACACCGCCTGATAGCCTGATAGAATCTCTCATAACTGTCGGATAATCCGCAGAATATCTCGTTGTGACAACTCTGAAAATTACTTCCGAAACCAAATATTGAAGGCTTGCTTACAAGGCATCTAATATCACCGTTAGCAAAGTTTATACTTGCATCTGCCTTATATTCAGGAGTGTCCGACCCTTTAACTTCTACACTCTCTTTTATTTTCTTGTGTATCAGGGTGCTTTCATCGTTATAATCAACCCATATAAGCCATTGAGAATCGTCACTCTCCACCAATTCTTTAGCTTTATCTGCTCTATCTTCCATACTCTCTTTCCGGGCTTCTCTCCGTTCCTGTAGGGTTTCTGCTATTTTGGCTATAAATTCATAATCCCCTACCTTGCTTTCCGTAATGATTGTGTGGATATTAAGTTTCGGCAGATCGTAACCCTCTATCTCATAACCTAATTCACTTGGATTGTTGAAACATATCGCCCACGTTGCGAACCACTCCCAAAACTTCTTTATCCCTGCTTTCTTTAATCTCCACTCAGATGTTTTTCCACCGTCATGAACAAAATATGTTGCAAGCATTTCTGTACGGCTCATAATCCCTAAAAACTCACAGGATGTACCGATTTCTGTATGTGAATTGGGGGCTATTGTTGCAGTACACAACAATTTGTAAGGTAATCTTGCAAACTTCTGTGTAAATTCAACCGTTGTTTGAGAAGTGAAAGACTTTAGAATACTGCTTTCATCTAACACTACGGCTATAAAGCTGTCTGCATCAAAGTGTTCAACCATTTCATAATTAGTTATATTGATACCGTCCTTCACATCTTCCTGTTTGCGGCATATTGTGATAGGTGTTTCAACCTTAAACTTTTCCGCTTCTCTCACTGTCTGCTTAACAACCGACAGAGGAGCTACAATCAAAACATTCTTCTTTTCCCTTTTGTATATCTGATTAGCCCATTCAAGCTGAATGATTGTCTTTCCGCATCCGCATCCGATAAGAATAGCGCATTTACCTTTCTTCAAAGCCCATGCGACTATATCTCTTTGAAACGGGAATAGATTTTTGTTTAGATCATCCTTATTTACATCGAATCCTGCCTGTATTGATTGCAATTCTTTCGTTTTCAGGAATGTTTTGTAATCCAACTCTCTAACTCCTTTCCTTTGTAGGTCAATTTTACCTCCTAGTCTCTTTTATGACCAACTTAACGGTCAAAAAAAAATATCAGCTAAACGGATAGTCTGTGCTATCTTCCCATCCGCTCTTATTCCAACTATACTCTTTGTTCACATCATCCCTCTCGCCATAAACTCGTTTGGATCGTTCATCATATTCCATAATCCATGAACCTGTCTTACCGAATAGTCGGTTTTTTGATAATGTCAACATTCTTTGTTCTTCCTGCAAGTCATCATCCTTGTCATATCCCAATACCACCGATGCTAGATTTGATATGTCACTTGAACCGCTTATCTCGTCATTTGCATTTTTAGAGAAGTTGTTCTTTCGCTTGTGAGCCACCAAGATAATCAGCACTTTGTATTTTAGTGTTATCCTTGTCAACTTCTTTAGGAAACGGCTCTGTTTCTCGTATTTATCACTTTCCCGGATAGTATCTAGGTCTAATGCTGTCATCAGGTTATCTAATAATATCACATCCACCAAATATCGGTTTATCATATCCTCTATGATTCTTATGATGCTCGTATCTTCGCTGTCATCCAATGACGCATTGTCGTATATGTCTATCTTGTCTTTGTACCATTGGCTTATCAGCTTTTTATTGGCATCTGTGATGTTATATCCTTTATCGCCCCATCTATTCTGATACTCGAATATATGGCTTGCTCCGGCTACCTGAAAGTTCATCCATGACTTAAACAAGTGGTTTGGCAACTCTCCTGAGTAACAAAAGCATCTGTGACCGTTTTCCATAGCATTTATGACTATCTGACTTGCTACTGTACTCTTTCCACAGCCTGACTTGCCTGTCATGAGTGTTATGCCACCAAACGGCAATCCCCCGTATAAGATTTGATCTAATTCCTTAAACCCTGTCGGAAGCTTCTCTATGTCAAACGGGTTCACCTCTTCAACATCTGCAAGGCTTATTGTGTGTTGTACAGGTACGTCTACGGCATTGGTTATGCAAACCTTTATCTGTGCCTTAGTGTACTTCTGTAGAATCTCGTTTGCGTCTTTGCAATCCTTATAATCCTCCTCTCTCACATGCTTAATGTGCTTTTTGAAACGTTTACTTATCTCATCAAGAAGTGATATGTGTCCTTTTTCGTAGTCTCCAAAGACTATTATCACTTCAAATTGATTTACGAAATCCCAACAATGAGGAATCCATGTCATACCCTTTGAACCTGTCGGTACACTCACCGCATTTTGGAATCCGGCTTCCGCAACTGATAAGCTGTCTAGCTGACCCTCTGTTATAATCAGGGTCTTGTGGTTCATGTTGCATTGCTTCATGCCAAACAGGATCGGTTTTGTCTGAGCTTCGCACCATTCCTTGTTTTGATCTTTCTCTTTGTCAAAGTCCGTTTTTCTATATTTTACGAATGTCAGGTTTCCGGCTTCGTCATAAAACGGAAATACCAAAACATTATCTCTGTCCTTTTGTACGGTTATCTCGTACTGTCTCGCTATCTTCTCGGAAATTCCTCTGCTTTTCAGGTATTCGATAGCTTTGTCTTTCGGCTCTATAGGTTTTGCAGGTGTCGGCAATGTCCTGTATTTCTGTTTGGGAACGTAGTATTCTTCATTCCCTAGCCTGAATCCAAAATCCCTTGACAGGATTATCATGTTGCCGGATGCTCCACAGCTATCTCTTAAACACTTGAACTGCCCTGTTGTAAGGCTTATGGCGAATGTGTTCTTGTCATTGGTTAGCTGTTGACAGTATGGACATTTCCGAAAGTGCAACTGTCCGTTGTTTTCATGTGCCTGTATTCCTATGAACCTTGCAAAATCATAAGCGTCTTGCTTGTCAAATTGATATTGTCTGTACTTCATCTTGGTTCAAGTTTTCTATTCACCCAATAGCCCTCATCTGTTATCCTCCACCCCTCTTCAAAGGGATGTTTAGCTCTGTCCTCTTCAAACCCCTCGTCATTTATTCCCAATGACATATCATGTGTCCTGATAAACTCCTCATGATCGGCTTTCTCTTTCTCAGCCTTCCGCATCCTCTCGTCCAAAAGCCTTGTCTTTGTTTTCAAGTCCTTTATCAGAGGGGCTTTGTCCTCTTTCTCTATCCATGTTCGGCTGATTTCCTCAAAGGCTTCGATCTTGTAGTCTTTGAAAAACTTGTACCATGTTGTCAGAATGTCGTTTTTTATTTCCTCGCTGTCATCAGGTTTGACAGCAAACTTTCCACGAAAAGCATTGGATATATCCTGCATTACACTAGCAAATTCATTCTCTGTCATACTCTCAGCCCCCATTTATCTTTTATGCTTGTCTTTGTTTTTGGTTTCTCGTTCAAATAGTTATCAAACTTCTTTGGCGCAAACAATGTAGATGGTCTTAAATATTCATTCATGTCGGGATTGTTTTTCCACTTTTCCGCTTTTATATCTATAACCTTTTTGAAATCGTCAATGGTATATCCCTCACTTAATCTGCCGTGTATATATTCAATATTACTTTTTGACGGTCTGAAACTTTTATCGCATACAAAGTTTAGATAGTCTATAATCTCTATATCTGTTTCAGTTGGCTTTATCTCCCTTGTTTTTTTGGAACTTCGATTTTCCCCTTGGGGGGATATAAGGGGGATAATATTATCATTCTTATCATTCTTATCATTATTATCATTATTATCATTATTGTTTGTGCTTTTCAGTGGCTCGTCAGTGGCTTTCCTGTGGCTCTCCTGTGGCTTTTCACTGTCTTTTTTGTGGCTTTCTTGTGGCTCGTCAGATTGATATTTCTCATAATTTATCACGGTTATAAGCGTCTTTTTACTGTCACTCTCAACCTTAACCATATTGTCCTGCTCTAATAGTGATAAAAAATGTGTAACTTTCGTCCTGCTCCACTTAAATTTATCAGCGAGTTTTCGTATACTCGTTATTCTCTGCCCGGTATTTACAGTAATAATATCCCCATCAAAATAGGTTTTTGCTTCCGTATGATTTACAATCATTAGCAAATAGATCCATGCTTGCGCTTTGGTATACGGCTCGTCATCATCCCATACCCAACAATCCGTAATCTGTCTATGCAATCTTATCCAACCGATATTACTCATTTTCTTCCCTTATAGGCAGAATAGCGACCGCCTTTCCGTGATTTATCATCAAATTTGCAAATCTCAAAGCATCTTCTCCTGATGTAAAATCATCAAAAGCAATCCAAGAACTATATGGGTTATCACCAAATAAATCTTCTGTTGTATCTGCTACCAAAATTCTATATTTCATACATACTCCTTAAATTCTATATCTTGTGTTCTATGTGCTAACTTTCGTTGTGTTAATACTAACATTTTGTGTCTTTACTTGTCAACCTCTTTTTTGCTAAAATAAAATAACAAGGAGGTAAACATAATGAGTAAAGTGCAAACAGGTTTAAGGCTCGATCCTGATGTTCACAAAAAGTTAGAGATACTTGCCAAACGTGAAACCCGTACCTTAAACAATCTCGCAGAATACATCATCAAGCTGTATCTTGCTGATTATGAAAAGGAACACGGTGCGCTTCAAAATCCATAAGCCATAATTCAAGCCCGTGTAAAGCCATACTGTTTACTGATATGCCAGTCCTGTCCGATATGGCTTTTAATTTGTTGTACTGTTCTTTAGGTATTCTCAGCCCTGTCTGTATCTTTTCCATATTCATCACCTGCCTGTCGTATAAACTCTGCAAATCTGCACTCTGACCAATATATCCACATCAATATCTCATTCATCCATCGTTACCTTTGTTATGGTTATCTCCGTCCTCGGATTGTCTTTGTCATAAAGTACCCGGCTACCATCATGCCCTACTATTATATTGGAGTTATCATCTATCAGTATTCCGTAATGCACTAATATGTCATCTATGGCTTCTAACAGGTTCGTCAAGTCCACTTTCCTGTGTGTAGGCATATAAAATAGGCATTTTACATTACAAGGGTCTAAAAATGGCTCTACATCCTTTAGAAACTCCCCACATTCTTTTTCGTACTTCTTGTACTGCTTACTCGGTATCAGCATAGGTCTGCCCTTTACCGTGATTATCTGACTATGATTTTTCTTACTTACCGGGGCAAGATTAAGTGTTATCTCCATAAAACAACTCCCTCATATCGTATACTTGAAATCTTCCTCTCAATGTTTCCTTGTTGTTATCAATGTCCTTACTCGGCAGATTACAGACAAAGCTTTCGCATATAGCAGGGCGTACCGGGTAGATCAGGCATTTCTTTTCATCATCCGACCTAAAAGGACAAGTGGCATCAAAATCAATCATCATTGGTGGTCTGTGTATCTGTTCTTTTATGTGTTTCTTTTTCACATACCGCCGTATCTCTTTTATATCCTTTGACGATAGTGGTAGAAAATTAGTGCAACACGCACCACATCCTATGCACTTTCCGTTTTCAGTAAAGTCATATACACCGCTTTTCATATCTTCCCATACATCTTTAAGTGTTCCGATCATTCCTCACTCCTAAAATATATCTCTGTGTCTACAGGTCTGTACTGCTTACCTTTCCATTCGATAAGTCCGGCATCTGTCAGTTTATCCATATGCAACTTGACCGTATTTGTACTTGACAGGCACATCACAGCACCTATCTCCCTATACGTTGGTGTAAAACCTGTAGCTTTCATGTACCGCCTTATGTAGTTGTAAATCTCTTTATCTTTTATGCTTATATCCATATACACCTCTGTAAAAGCCGTGAACACCCCGTAGAGCCGTTTTTATACGTTCATGCTTCAATCCTCTATGTGAAATCTTAAATGCGCTCTACGGGCGTTCTAGGCTATCAGAAAGGGTTACAGGTAGCTCTGTCCATAACGTCTGCGAAATTCCTCTCTCGCTTCCTTGTATATAATCTTTTTAAATTCCTCTGTCACTGAAAGCTCATTCGCTATGTATTCCTTTTCCCATGCAAGCTGTCCTGCTATCCTTGACAATGCTTCTGCCGGAGCGTTCTCGTGTACCTGCCACCTCTGACCGTTAGGGTTCATGTTATGTTCGGCATGGGTGAGAAAAATTGTTAAACCATCCGCATCTGCTAATTCCCGTAAACCACGCCCGTAGATCAAATGATGAGTACATTCAGCAGGTGCGCCGCTGAAAGTGGATATATTATCAAATTCAGTTACTATTGACTTTTTCGCCATGCTTCTCACCCCACATTGCTAACAAACGTTCTTTCTCTATTGGAGTAATCGTTTCTATCCCCAACTGATTAGCTTCAAAGATAACAGAGTCGATCACCCTGCCTAGCTCTTTGCTTGTCATTTCATGTGTTCCTTTGATATGCCAATACACACGACCTTCAACTAATTCACCGTCTTTGTACTTGACCTTATCGCCTGTTTGTGTCTTTTCGAGTTTTACGATCATTCCACTATCAACATAGTATTCGTAATACTTTCCGACCTTTTCTTTGATAAGACCGTATGCGTTTGGAGTTACAGGAGACACTTTCCAATCAATGCCACCGCCCTCATTTTCGTAATAGTAACGGTTTTCAGATAGAAACTTGTCGTGTACTTCTATATCGCTTATCCGCTGTTTTATGGCAATCTTATTACAAAGCACATAAAAGTAACTGTTTGCTGACAGGCTACGAAGCTTCTTTTCCTCATGCTCGTTAATATCCCACACAACATCAGGTTTTTTCAGTTTTTCTTCCATGACATAACGGACTATCATATCCGTATCGCCTGTAAACTTCTCGCTCATTTGGTCTTGTTATGTGACAACTTATTCATCATGGCTATGTAAGTTGCTTCGCTCATATCCTCAAACTTCTCCACCTGTGCAAAACTTAACAAGGTCTTATTGTTTATCCCTGTCCTCTCCATTTCCTTGTGGAGAAAATCAAGTCTTTCAGGTGTCATGCCTGTGCCGTTGGGTACAAGTAAAGGATTGACTCCGGCAACCATTTCAGCGTTCTTCTGTTCGTCTGATTTGAGCGTCTTTTCTTTTTTTATCTTCTCAGGAGAAGTAGGCTTTTTCTTTTCAGCAGGAATTTCAAGACTCTCTGTTTCGCTGTCTATCATTTCCTCTGTAGGTATACAAAACGTCTGAAAGCAAGCGTACTTGAAAGCGGCTGACATAGCCTTATTGGTGGACTTATCCGACCTGTCCATAGCTTCACCGATAACTGTACATTCAACTGACGAACCATCATCCGTGTAGAATGTGTATTTAACTTTCAGAATGGAATACACCATATTTGTACCGTTTTTTCCTGCTCTTTCCTCACGGCTACTATCTATTACCGTAGGAGTTACAAAAACATGATGTTTTACCATAGCCGGATTCAGGGCGTTCATAACCGCATCTATGCCACGATATTTATAATGATCGAAATCATTGCTATCGCCTTTGCTGACTACCCCTACATCTTTCATTACATTGGCTATTGCTTCGTATATTTTTTCGTCCATATTTCCCCCTTAGAAAATAACCGAATACTGTATGTCTGAGAACTCACAGAATTGTCTTACCTGCTGTGCCTGTTCCTCGTTCTTAACCCTTACCGTGAATACCGCATAGTCCTTTTTAGGCTCTTCGTTGAAAGGTTCTTCCGCTTTCTTTTCAGCTTCCTCTGCCCTCTTTTCCGCTTCTGCGGCTTTCTGTTCAGCTTCTTCTCTTGCCTTGCGCTCTGCTTCGATCTTTGCCTGTGCTTCTTCCTCGGCTTTCTTTTCTGCAAGCTGTTTGGCACTTATAAGCTGTGTGTTTCTCTGAATGGCATCTGTGAGCTGTCCTGTCCTCTTATATACCTCTATCAGTTCATCATGAAACTCAGAATTGAGAGCCGTGATTGCATCAACATCATTTTTGACCTTAACCCTTGCGCCGGAAATGTCCGATAAGATTTCATTGTCCGAAGTGGACTTATTCAGCCATGTATCACGGTATACGCTTTCATATGTGATGAACTCAGCCAAATCGCCTACATTCTCCGTAAAGAGCTGTTTGCAATGCTCCTGTTTGCGCTTCTTTTCCTCGGCTTCAAAGTCTTTAAGCTTCTTGTCTATCTCGTTGATAGGTGCGTCTATTATCGCAATGGCTTCTTTGACCTGCTTCTCGAAAGTCTCATAGGGCTTATTCCACTCGGACTTGACCATTTTTCTCCGATCATCCACGGACTTTCTGACTTTCCTTAAAGATGCAAGGTCTTTCTTTGCGACCGCCGTCTGTTCCTCAGTGATTACCAAACCCTTGTATTTATCTGCTATCTCCTGCAATTCAGCCTTTAAGCTGTCAAGATTGGTCGTTATTGAACCTGCGTTAATCTGTAATTCAAAATCGTTCATTTTTTTATCCTCCTATCTGTCCTGTCAAACGCTCATCTGCTTCTGCCGTAAGAGTCTGAAAAGCCTGATACCATATCAATGTAATATTACTGTAGGCTTCTGACTTGTCCGTGTCAGGGATGCTCTCACGCTCTCCAAGCGTCCGACTTATGTCCGTTATCATTGTCCATAACGTCTGATTATTCATCTGTTTTGCTTCTTCCTTTGTTATACCCATCTTTTCTACTCCCTTAATCGAAAATTGTCGTAAACGTAATCATACATACAACTGTCACATACCAACCCATTACCGAAGTCGTAACACAAATCCTGCTCGTACAGCTCGTTCTTGCCGTGAATATCGCATTTACAGACTTCACATTTCCCTAATATGGGTCTTGGATCATT